CGGCTATTCAGAGCTTGCCCCGCTCAACAAGCGCGGGGTTTCCCTATAACAAGTCGAAGCGACACTTTTTGCAACCTGGAGAACCTAAAGAGTATGCCCCACATCCAGTTGAGGTGACTCCGGTTATTCAGAAGGATATCAATCAGATTATTACCGCTTATTCCCAGAATGAATTGGCGAACCCAGTTTTCACAGCGGCGCTCAAGGACGAACCAGTTTCTGCAAAGAAACAATTGTCTGGAAAGACCCGAGTGTTCTGTGGTGCCCCTTTTGGGTGGTCTATTGTGGTGAGAATGTACTATCTCTCGCTCATCAGGCTAGTGTTCAATTTCAGAGAGGTGTTCGAATGTGGTGTAGGTCTTACCGCTCAATCTATCGAGTGGGAGCACCTGTACCACTATATCATCTCAATGGGAGAGAACAATATGATAGCTGGTGATTTTCGATCCTTTGATAAGTCTATGCCGTCCAATGCAATACTCGCAGGATTTTGGATACTGATTCAATTAGCCACATACAGTGGCAACTATGAAGATGTAGATATCCTCGTAATGCATGGAATTTCTTATGACACAGCGTTTCCGACAGTCAACTTTTTCGGTGTGCTGATTACCTTCTTTGGGAATAACCCTTCGGGGCACCCACTGACGGTGATCATCAACTCTCTCGTTAACTCCTTGTACATGCGTTTGGCATTTCGCTCTCTTGGGCGACCTGTGTCGACGTTTAAATTGTACGTGGCGTTGATGACTTATGGCGATGATAACATCATGTCGTCAAAACTAGAAGAGTTCAACCATACCACGATTCAGAAAGCGCTGGCGGCCTTCGGTATTGAGTATACGATGGCCGACAAAGAGCAGGCAAGCGTTCCGTTCATTCATGTAAGAGAAACATCCTTCTTGAAAAGAACGTTCGTTTACGATGAAGATATTGGACACTGGGTGGCCCCACTTGACTTCAACTCTATTGTGAAGATGTTGTGTGTCGGGGTTCGCTCCAGAACTGTGACACCCGAGGAACAGTATGCCGATGCTCTCCGGTCAGCCCAACAGGAAGTTTTCTTCCATGGCAAGGCCGTGTTCAATCAGTTCACTACCTTATTTAAGGAGTGTATCGAGGAGGTTGGCATTTCGCTGTTCTTTAAGGACCAGCCCCTATTGGAGTGGGACGATCTGGTCAAGCGGTATGAGAAAGTTTCCGCAGGTGTAGAAAACTTTCACGTTAACCACGCTGGTACGCTGGCGTGCGGCTCGGAGGAGTCGAAACCAAAACTCAACTAGCTCACTGATCACTCACCGGGTGTGAAAGACCATAGCACCGTAGAGAAGCGGTGGGCTAGGTAGCTCCAGGGGCGATCCCCCGAATAACATCTGTCTGTTGGGGCACAGACGGAAGTGGTCAACTTGGTGTGTGTATAGGTTTAAACACACCTCGTAGAAATAACCTGCGACTACTCCACTTGATAGCACCGATTCGGTGCCTGAAGTGCCGGAACATATGGCACCAGCAGCAGCGGCTGAGACGTTGCAACAGATTGCATTCTCAGATGGCGATCCAGGGTTTGAGTTGGACATGCAGACGGTGTCTGATCCGACTTTCAATCATGGAGGGATGCAGTCGTTGGCATTGGGCGACTTTTTGAAGCGCCCTGTGCTGATCGATGATTTTACGTGGATTGAAGGGAACGTTCTGGCTCACGTGGTTAACCCGTGGACAGCTTTTCTAACACACCCTAGTATTAAGAACAAACTTGAACACTACGGACTAATGCGCATGAATTTGCGCGTGAAATTCATTATTAGTGCTTCTCCGTTCTATTACGGGTGTGCAATGATCTCTTACAATCCAAAACCCAGTACTCACATTGGTCCCGTTGTGGTAATTGCTGGCGATGAACAACTCGTCACATATTCCCAACGGCCCAAGATTCTTTTGAATGTCTCTGAATCGCAGGGAGGTGAATTGTCCCTCCCATACTTTAACAATGTGAATTGGCTCGAGAATGATTCTTCTCTGTTTGATGACATGGGCCAAATTCGTTACGATTCGTTCGGCAATCTTGAGAATGCCAATTCGGTAGCTGGGGCGCAGGTGAATATTCGCGCTTATGCTTGGGCAGAAGACCCAGTTCTTTCGGGTCCAACTATCCGCCCTCAGGGCAAAAAGCGCGTTTCTAAGGCGAAGATGACGAATGTTAGGGACAAGATCACTGCTTTCGGCACAAATGCGGACGAGTATGGCTCTGGACCAGTTTCCGGAGTTGCGTCTGCTGTTGCCAAGGCAGGAAATGCTTTGTCCTCCGTCCCCATAATCGGTCCGTTCGCGAGAGCGACCGAGATCGGTGCTGGGGCAATCTCGCGGGTGGCGGCGTGGTTTGGCTATACCAACGTCCCCGTGATCAGCAACCAAGAACCAGTTCATAATGCCCCGTGGCGTGGGATGGCTTCTACTGAGATTGGATCTCCAATTGAGAAATTGACTTATGATCCGAAGCAGGAGCTCACTATCGATTCCCGCACCGTAGGGCTAGATGGCACTGATGAGTTGTCATTCAAGTCGTTCATCACTCGGGAGTCATACATCGACTTCTTTGATTGGAGCGACTCGGATGTCTCAAATGATTTGCTGTGGGCGACACAGGTTGAGCCTGGGACGTATAAGGTGAATACGTTCAGGATTTGGCCTACGCCCATGTCACATCTAGCATCGTGCTTTGAAAATTGGACTGGGGATATCATCTACCGTTTCCTCATTGTGGCGACCAAGTACCATCGTGGTCGTCTGAAGGTCTCATGGGACCCGTTCGCTGATTTGGTGTCGACCCCTGACAACGAAACTGCTAATATCACGAAAATTATTGATATTCAAGAAACAACTGAATTCGAAATTCGTGTACCTTATATGCAGGCTCGCGCTTGGCAGGAGGTTTACAACTATGATGAGAATGGGCCTCGTGAAGTCTTTGGGCCTACGGGATCACCACCTTCTGCTGGATTTCAGAATGGAACTCTTACCATCAGGGTTGCGAACGAGATGACTTCTCCAGTTGTCAACGCGCCTGTACGACTTGTCGTATTTGTGCGGGGCGCTGACAATCTCACGTTCAATAATCCCAAGGAGTACCCTTCTTACCAGTGGGTGTCCCAAGGTGACAAGGAGGTCACAAACTTTAAGCCGCTTGGTGATACGGCTATCATGATGACAGAAGTTGATGAGGAAGAGGATCAACTCACTCTGGTCCACTTCGGAGAGCAGATAAGTTCTATTAGGACTATGCTGCACCGGAGTGTTCTCTCGATGGTGCTAATTGCGCCTAATAGTGCGACTAGCGCTTACGAGGTGTTCAATCCATATATGAACATGCGACCGCCACCCATCGGCACCCAGAGTTACAACAACAACCTCAAC